TGTGCTATAAAGATAACTGCAACACTAACAAGGAGTTAACGCATGGCGTTAAAGGTGACAGGGCTCAGGCTCTCAGAGGAAGTAATCAATTTGGCAGACAGTCTTATCCCGTTTCTGGAGAAAGATATTGTCCGCTACCCCGGCGCGAAACCTAACCGAAGTGACGTGCTGAGGCAAGCCATGGTTATGGGGTTGCAGGAAATGGAGAAGAATGCGCAGGACGATAACGAATAGATAAACGCATAGCCAGCTCGGAGGGGAGTCGTGGCAACAATGTTGGATAGTGCATTAGCAATGTGGGACAACGGGATGCGAGTCATCCCATTGCAGGGAAAGAAGGCGCTCATACCGTGGGCGAAATATCAAAATGAGACACCGACCCAAGAGGATGTGGAGGCCTGGTGGGGAAGATGGCCGACGGCGAACGTTGGTATTATCACGGGTAAAGACGTGGTGGTTGTCGATGCTGACTCGCGTGAGTCAATCAAGTGGGTAATCGATAACTTACCACGCACCCCGTGGGCCGCACAGACTGGTAAGGGCATGCACTTCTATTATGGTGTGTCCGATTTTGAGATTCGAAACTCAGTTAACGTTGATGCCAAGGTGGATGTCAGGGGCATGGGCGGTTATGTGGTAGGCCCGCCATCGAGGCACTCTAGCGGCAAGCGATATCGCTGGGTGATAGATAAGGCCGCCGGTGCTCAATCATTTGACGACCTACCCTGTCTCAGTCGTGAGGATATCGCGCACATCAACGCATACAACGGCGTCGAGCAAAAGGCAGAATATCTCTTTGACTCTACGACAGTCAGGGATTCACACGACGGGTCACCTGTCGAGGAGGGTGGCCGCAACAATGCGGCCGCATCTTTGGTGGGTCAGTATATTCATGAAGGCCACGACCTAAAGTCCATCAAAGGACTGCTGACCCAGTGGAACGATACCAACCCAGACCCCCTGGAGAGAGACGAGCTAGACACCACACTGGCCAGTGTTGTCACCACACACCTGCGCAACAACCCTGATGACGCCCTGGCTATCGAGCACGAAGGGTTCGAGCCTAAGCCTATTGAAGGTATCGCCGTCAAGGGTGTGCCTGCTCATCTGCTGGAGGTGCCCGGTGCGCTCGGCGCTATCTGCGAGTTTATCAACCGCACAGCCATCTACCCCCAGCCGGTGCTATCTCTGGCTGCGGCCCTGCCTATCTTAGGCACGCTCTATGGTCGGTACTATCGGAGTCCCACCAACCTTCGAACCAATATCTACTCATGCTCTATTGGTTTCTCAGGCTCGGGGAAGGAACACCCACTGCACTGTGCTGACCAGCTCTTCAATGAGTCCGGCATGGGGGAGCGATTAGGCACGGGCCGTATGTCATCGGCTCAGGGATTGCTCAAGCATTGCCAACGCTCGCCTGCCACCATGCTGGCTATCGATGAGTTTGGCTTGATGCTCAAGTCCCTAACATCTAAGCATGCCAGCACACACAAGGCTGATATTATGGCCACACTGCTAGAGCTATTCAGTAGAGCTAAGGGGACATTTCGTGGGATGCAGTACGCTGACACGGATGGTAACCGGCCAAGGGTGGATATCTTCCAACCATGCGTATCTCTTTATGGGACAACAACCCCTAACCATTTCTATGAATCACTCAAGAGCACTCAGGTTATGGACGGCTTTCTTAACCGATTGATTATCTTTGATATCGGTAACAGTATGCCGGAACGCCAAGAGCCTATCACCCTTGAACCGCCGGAACCCCTTATCCGTTACTTTAAGATGGTCAGGTCCTATATCAAATCACAACAGGGACACGGCGCGGATATCGCCAACGGGGCTATGGATATCCCCCTACATACGGTACCCATATCGCCGGACGCTAAAGAATATCTCGGCGACTATGAGAAAAATATCCGCCAACAAATGGTGGAATATCGCTCAAGCGGTACCGATGCCTTGTGGTCACGCGCCTATGAGCACGCTGTCAAGGTGGCCATGATTCGCGCTATCGGGATTGACTTCAAACGACCCGAGGTATCGCTGGCGGATGTGACGTGGGGTTGCGAGCTGGTAACAAACCAAATCAAAACAACGGTCGTAGATGTGGTCGACCGTGTAGCAGACAGCGAGCACGAACGAACGCTTAAGAGCGTGCTTCGTCACATCACAAGGGAGGGCACAAGCCAAGCTGATTTGACTATCAAGACCAGGGCCGTTCCTAGGGACCAGCGGCAAAAGATTCTTAAGGATTTGATTGACGGGGGACAAGTGACAATGAAGCGACACAAGCCGAAAAAAGGTCGGCCGACAACCTATTACGTTAGGACGCAGGGCAATGGTTGATAGTGAAGAAAAAGAACAAATGAAGTTAGCCGCCTACTTGGACGGCCGAAAATTTTTGTGGTGCCACGTGCCTAATGGGGGCCATAGGCGCAAGGTTGTGGCTGCCTCATTGAAGCGCCAGGGGGTTAAGTCAGGGGTTCCGGACGTGCTTATCTTTGCGCCGATACAAGCGGCGATTGAGCTTAAGCGGAAATCAGGGGGTAGCGTTAGCGCGAACCAGCGAAAATTTTTAGACGCCCTGAACGATGCAGGCTGGGAAACCTACATCGCCAGGGGCGCCGATAAAGCCATTGAGTGGTTAGTTGAGAAAATCAAGAAAGCCACAGAGGGAAAGGATGATAAAGAGAATGAATAACCATAGGCAAACGACTATCATTCCTCTAGCTCAAATGGGTTAGTGCCATGGAATGGTAGCTCCCTCAGCAAGTCATTGTAGACAATGTCTGTAGCTTCCATAATGCTGGGGATAACATGTTCTAGTAGTTTCTTCTCTATGCTCTCCACTATTGATGCGCCGTCATTGCCGGTGGCCTTGCCTACATGGCGAGCAATCCAAAGGAGCTGGTTTAAGTCCTTACCTTGAATCACATAGAGATTTTCCTCGTTAACGGGCTTCATTCGCTCGCCTCCCTCATAGCTAAAACACCCCTAATAAAATCAATAGCCGACTCACCCTCTAGCTCCGTGTATTCGTCCCCATGCCCATCAATCCAAACGTGTAAAGTTTTCTCGACACCATACGACGCGGACAAGTAGAATGGGGTAGGGTCTAAAAGTTTTTCGTTTATCAATTGAACCATTGAATACCACGCGTCCCTTTCCCTATTGCGCCTAATTTCGGCCATGCGTTCCCGCGCTTCCGCTATCTGCTTTTTTGTTGGCTTGCTCATATGTTTACCCTTCCATGCTCTTTAATTGCTTTCCTTAGCAGGCTTTTCACTTTCTTTTCGCCTAGACCCATACGGCGGTTAAACAATGCCAAGCACTCGGCCTGCGTTTTACCGCGCGCGCTGGCCAGCCCAGTCCGATACTCGGTCAGAGTCCAGGCTCCACGCTTGCCGTGCAAGTAATGAGTCAGGCCATACGCCTCGACATAATGGGACACCTCAACACTAGTAATCCCCCCATCATGAAATTCTGGGTTCATTCTTAGGTTGATTGTCTTTTTGACTTTCAATCGCTTGAGCTTGGCCATGGTCGGTTGATTGGCTTTCCTGGTCCCGTCCGTATTGTACAACCTGGCATCGGTCACAACGGCGCTAGGTTTTAAGCGGTGGGCTATCTTGTCGTGACATGGGCCGCACGAAATAAGCCAACCTGTCTCACCTTCAATCAATACAGATTTTCTTGAGTCTAGGATTGTCCCACACCTGCACCACATTTTAGAACATACGACGCTATGCAGTGCGTTTAGGTTTGCTGCCAAATCTTTGTCTATGGTGCCTAGCATGGCGCCAGCAATTGCTTTTTCGTACATGGTTCTACCCTTTCAATCTGCTCGATAAACTACGATGTAGCCCCATTCCTCAATCATGAGATATGAGGCCCGGCGTGGCTTTTTTAACCGTCTGATAAATTGTTCGGCTTCTCGCTGTGTCAGAAATTTTCCTAGTTGTTGCATGGTCCTACCCTTTCAAATCGTAGATGCGATAATTTGCCCCGATGGGATCTAATTGTTTCTTGATGATTCGCCGAACGTTGCGCATGGTCCCAACAGTCTGCCAACTAACGCAAACACTATTTCGGTAGATTGCAGCAACCCATTGCCGACGGTGGCCCCTGAAAAATTCAATTGTTGTCTTACTCATGGTCCTACCCTTTCAAAATGTTTAAACTGCTACGAATCACGAACCCGCTAGAGTCTTGCTTGGCTTTGCCTAATGCCTTGAGCGCTACAATGCCTGGTGAATCTAAAAACCTTCTATCGTCGGCCGCGCCATCAATGGCCGGGTAACCTTGCCATGAACCGGCACGAACAATTGCCTGATATAGCGGGTATTCAAACACCATGGCCACGTTATAGCCACGCTCCAAAAGCTTAAGCCCTTGCTTATGGTTGCGCCCATCTTCTGACCTAGAAAATGTCAGGTGATAGTTGGCGGGTAGGCTTGGCTTAAATCTGCCATGTAGCTTGGTGTAATCGTAGAATTGAATTGCGGGGAATGATTTAAAAATCCAGGGTTCCTTCTTTTCCCACGCTATGTCACTGGTACCATTCAAACGAATAGCGGCCGCATGCCTTCTGGTGCTGATGTTTTTCAGCAAGCCATAAAGCGTAAGAGCGAAAATTTCTCTATGCTCAAAATACATGCGTGTTCTTTTGATTCTACCGGCGGTAACGCCGCAAGTGGAACCATGCCCGCTAGTGACCAGACAGGACTCCCGACAACCTTTAGACGCACCAGGGCACACCTCGTAGCCACTCATATTGGCGGCCGCCAAATGCATCACATAGGATTTTAGCAAGCCACCACTGGCACGGTTGGAGGCTTCCATCTTGTGCTGGCCTTCACTGCTAAAAAAATCAGGAGCATGCTCAAGCCGCAATAGCTGGCGCGCAATGTCACGCGCCCAGAACTGATTTAGCCTGTCAACGGTTCCGGTTTTTTTGAGGTTGTCATAGGCCGCAACGGCGCGCCCCTTGTCGTATTTGATTGGGGCTAATGTTACGTAGTGACGTGTTTTTGTGGCCTTAGCCACCAAGTAGGTTCTAGACATAATTTTACCCTTTCAAGTTATGCCTAGGGGGCTCAATCCCTAGGCAAGGTGGCCCCCTAGGGGGCCCTTGTTTTACTTGCTGTGATTCTCAATAAATTCTCTCACTTCGTCCGCGTCTGCTACACCTTTGAAAATTAACCGGCGCCCGGCGTAAAGCTCAATCTCTGGGTCACCCGCTAATGAGTAGGCATCATTCTTGACTCGGATTTTAGTAACACCTTCCTTGAAAGCCAGTTGAGTAAGTGTGATTCGGCTGATTGAGTAAGTTGTCATTGTGTGACCCTTTCGTTGTTTTTTTCCTACACCCCTGTTTTACAGTACAGGGAAGGGTACAGTCAACAATAAAACAACAGGGAGTTAAAAAAAATACAACGGCCTATTTCCCCTGACCCCTCGCCCAATGTGGTGGATACCCGATACCTCGCCTTGTGTAATTTCGTTGCAAATCAAGAATGAATCGAGCTGGCCCGGTTTCTTCCGGCTCTATGCCCCACCATACGCGCCAGTCTTCTAGCTCAACCTCGCTAGTGTTGTGCCACCAATTGAGAGCCTTGATACATCCGGCGTTCGTGTTGGCTAACCCTTGGATTTCCTGCGATACGTCTAGTCCCATCGATTGCAGGTATTCGGCCATGCAAGCGAAATCGATATGATCCTGCAGGTGGTCTTCTATCTCGTGCCCCTCTGGATATTTGCCAAGGGGCATGAAATTAAACACGACCTCCCCTAAAGTCTTGTGCAAATCCTCAAGCAGGCCAGGATTATTGGCAGCTAAAAGCTTCAGCTCTTTCTCGGCTTGCTTGACAGCCAAGCGCAGCTCTTCGGTCTTGGCCTCGTCTGACCCATCGTCCGCCCCAAGGATACCGGCGAACTCTAAAACCCTTTTACCGGCCATGACATCAATGGCCATCTGCCAGGCTAAATCTACCGGGTAATGGTGTGCCCCCGGTGTGTAAATCGTACGGATTGCAAACCCGAGCGAATCAAGAATAACCAGGCCTCTATCGTTTCTCATTTTTATCTACCTCTAAGGCTCGCTCGCTCGCCTTCAAAATTTCCTGAACACGTGGCGGGAATGGTTTGACTAAGACCTTCTTGGGCTGGTCTCTTTTGGCCCTAGGTGGCTTACTTTTCTTCATTGGTAATCCTCCGGATTGAGTAACCTGTTAAGGATATTGTGAAACCCTGCCGGCAACTGTGCCTCTAGAATCTCGACCATGGTTTCACGGTTATTTTGTTTTGACTTTCGAAGCTCTTCTTTGAGTGATTGAATCTCCTTCGCGAAAGCCTCCGCTGTCTTTTGCCAGTAATCCACACGTTTTTGATTTACCTTGACGAAGTTATCGTACTCTCTTTTTATTTCACGCTCGGAAGCCAGCGCTTGAGAGTAGCTTATTTTAACGTCCTCAAGTTGTTTTCTCAGTGGAGTTTTAGGTCTTTGAACTAACTTATTAAACTTCTCCTCTAGTTTTGAGTAGCGTAGTTTCTCATTAGCCAGCTCTTTGTTCACCTCTTTTCTGCTCTTGCGTTGCTTGGATATTGTAGTCTTTAGCTTTTGGATTTCTTCCTCATGTGTCATAATCGCCCCCTTCCTCACACAATCTCCATAGCCTCAAAGAACGCCAGCAATTTTGGGCACTTGGTCGCATACATGAGACGCTGCAAGGCCTCCCACTGATCACTACTCAATTCGTCTAGCTGGTTTTGGAATCCCTCAAATGTTTCGGCCTTGCCAAGCTCTGGCTCTGGCTCGCAGCAATAGCCCTCGGACCTATGGTAGCGCGTTCCACAACCCTCGCACTTCGTGAAATAGAGGCCCCAATCGTCGGGAACATTATGTAGAAACGATGGCATATTATTAACCCCCTAGCTCGTCGTGCATCGCCTTCAACTCGGTATCATGTACAGCAATTGCGGCGCCCATTCCCTCTGGGCTTGATGCATAACCGACTAACACCCATTCGCCATAGTTGGCCCATAGCTCAAAAACGCCATGCGTCGTGGGGTGTAGTTCATAGTCAACACTCAGCCCGTCCCAATGCTTTTCTGTCATTGTCTTAGCTGGCTGGCTTGTCGGTTTTGAATCTCTCATAACTCGCCCCCTCCCTCGCATGGGTGCCCTAGTTCGTCCATCAGGGCCTCGGCTCTTTGAATGGTGTGGATTGCTCGTGCACTCTCCGGAGAAATTACACCCGGAATCAAGCGCTCTTTTTCTTGCTCTATGAGCGCCCACAAGCCCCTGCAGATCAGTTCTTTATCTTCGTTGGTCATGTCGTTACCCTTTCAAGGTGGTTTCACCACCAAAGCCCGCACTAGGCGGGCAATGTGGGGCTATGTGGTTGGTTGTCAGGCTAGACCATAACCCTTCAGCCATTCGTCGTGGATTTCCAGGTCGGCCTCTAAGTCAAAGTAGGCATGGCGCCCCGTGCTAGGTTGCCACATGTAAAGCACCTTATGACCCGTGCGGGTAATAAAGGGCTTCTCTAGTTGGTTGCATGCCGGGACCCATGGGCCATCTTGCTTGGCCCTTTCGGCCGCGTCTAATCGTTCTAGCAGGTTCATAGCTCTGACTCCTCAGTAGGTTAGTGCGTCGATGATTTGTGACACGGTGCATCGGAAGGTCTTACGGTAGTAGATGCGCATAGCCCACGATACCTGACTTGCTGACACAGCGCGTTGCATTCGAATGTATGACATGATGTTACCCTTTGTTTTCGATGAAGGATTTGAGTTCAATTGCCTTGGCTTCGCACCCGGCTTTGGTGCCTACCCATACTTCTAGGCCATCAATCACCAGCTCGTAGTTACCATCGGCGTATGTGATTGTGATGTTCATGCGTTGCCCTTTCAAAAAAAATGCCCTCAACCCGTTGTACACGAAGGCAACAGTGCGCGTCAATCAATTGTTTTACGGGTGGACATGTTTTCTATAAACTTTCGACGCTTTAGCAAGCAATATGGGGCTGTAAGTGCTGAGAATTGTTGGGGAAAATGAAAAATGTACGTTTCCTTGTTTTTTGTCTGTTTTGGTCCTTAGAGAGAGTGAGAGAGTGTGTGATAGACAGACAACAGATGGGCAACGGGTAGGCAACGGTAGGAGAGAGAGAGAGAGAGAGAAAGAGAGAGATTATATATATTAAACCTTTAAATGACCTAACCTGCTGATTTTATTGAGCTTTTCGGAAATACGATACCCTGCATACTTGCAATTTCGGCCCTAAGTGACTGAAAACACTCAACAAATATGTGAAAGCGCTCAAATAGGCCACCAAATGGCCCTAGGGCAGATGCCCCCCCCGACATGGCCTATGGCCCTAAGGGGCGGAAATGGGCGCCATGGCCTCTAGAATCGATTCTGCGGGGCGTTCGGGGGGCGGTTGGTACGTTCGGACGTCCGGAGGCCCGTTCGTGGCCTCAAGGGGCAAACCCGCTCACTTTAAACGGCTGGAGGCATTGTCAACAAATGGATACAAGTGTCACCAGGCGGATGCGCCACAAAAGCGGTGCCATACGTTGCCATACGTTGCCATATGTAGCACTACACTACATGTAGTGCATGTCAGACGCAGTGCGTTAAGTGAAGCGCCGTTCAGTTAACCGATAGGATAAACTGAAGCGCAATTCATGAAACGGCGCGTCATATCGATATCCCACCCCGGACCCGGCTCCCCCCTTTTACATTAATAGCCACAAAAACTAATTTTCCCCTCACCCTTTTCCCTCTGGGGAATAAAGAACCTAGTCATTCTAATTTTTCCGCCCAGGTTCTTTGACCGGGTTCTTTTTTGTTTCACGTGCAACATATTCCCTTTTAGATAAAAGATATTCCCTCTTTGACAAATGCACTGCATTGCCATACGATACATGTATGGCACCCATTTTTTCGGGGTCCTGGATGGTAAGGAAGCATGGCGCGTGGCAGAGGCAGACCCTCGGCGGAGGTTATTCCCCGTCGTTCAATTGACAAGCTCCGGCAGGGTTACCTGTCGAATTGCCTTCCTCCGCTCGACCTGGTGGCCAATGCGCTCGGGGTCAGCCGCTCGATGATTGGCAAGATCATCCACAACCGGGCCTACTACTCATCGGCCTACGCAAGTCAGTTGGACATCGTAAAGGAGCGCCGGGCTCAGTTTCTGCTGGAGCTGACCGATGGCTGACTTCTGGAATGTCGACGCCCTCCTGGCAGAGCCGGAGGAGGAAGAGGAAGAGGTCCTCACCCCTGCCGAGGTTGTGTCGGTGCCGTCAATCGAGGTGGTGCGGCACAACCTGCTGGCCCTCATTCAGCAGGCGCTTGAGGGGGCAATTCACACATCGGCGGCGCGGGACTTGGAGCCGAATGATGTGAAGGTGGTCTCGGAGCTGATGCGGGCCCTGAAGCTGGCTGAGGACATGCAGAAGGATGACGCGCTAAGTCAGATGGATGATGAGACGCTTCAGATGTTGGCGGAGAAGGCGCTGGCGGTGAAGCAGTTGGGGGATGGCGGGGATAATGAGGATTAATTGTTTCGGCCAGTTGGGGGTTGGGAATGATTCGGATTAGGGAGAGTCGCCCAGGGGACATGGCATTTGTATACTCCTCCTGGGCGAAGTCGTATGCGGGGCGGAATAAAGATGTTCCCCGGAGTCTCGTGTATGGGGCGCAGGTTGATATCATTCGCGAGGTTGTGAAGGGTTGTCACATCCTGGTGGCGACGCCGGAGGGCGCGGATGATGATATCTGTGGGTGGGTGTGCTATCGTTTGCCTGTGTATCAGTTCATGTACGTTAAGGCGCCGTTTCGTCGATTTGGCGTGGCGATAGCACTGATGAAGGCGACCGGGTGGGACCGTGGGCCGATCATGGGGGCCTACAAACCATCGAGAGAGATACTGAAGAAGATTGAGTTTGAGTATGCGCCGCAATTGCAGCGGTTGGACATGCTGGAGAGGTTTGCCAATGAAGGTGTATGCAGTTAGGTTCAACTCGGATGTGAAGCCGCTGATGAACCAGACGTTTATAGATGTGAATCACCCGGCCACCAGGGGCTTTAGCCTTAAGGTGGAGGGGCAGTTTTTGCTGGTTTCGCATGATAGCGGCAGTGAGTTTGCCGTGCCAATGTCGTCAGTCTCATGGATGAAGATTGATGGGGCGGTGATTAAGCCTAAGCGCGGGCGACCAAAGAAGGCGGTCAGTGAAGCAGTATGATGCCGATAGCATACTCCAGGAGTATGTTCGCCGGTTTGGCGACACCACTAGCCTCGAAGATACGCGGGAGCTAGGGCATCGTACTTTCAAGTGGCGCAATGATTTGTTCGACTACCAGCTCGGCTTCATTGACGACGAGTCACAAATCAAGACGGCGCTGTGCAGCCGCCGAAGCGGGAAGACTTATGCTTCGTGCTACTACTTGCTTGAGGAAGCCAGTCGGCATCCCGACATCATCTGCGCTTATATTGCATTGACCAGACGGTCAGCAAAACGACTGATGTGGACGGAGCTGAAGAGGGCTGACCGCAAGTATATGCTGAACATCAAGTTCAACAATGCTGAACTGGTGGCGGAGCTTAAGAATGGCTCTCAGATTATTCTGGCTGGGGCGGATGACGAGGCCGAGGTCGACAAGCTCCGTGGCTCGGCGTACCGGCTGGTTATCATCGATGAAGCGGCGTCATTCGGGCCGCACTTGTCGGTGCTCATTGAAGAGGTTTTGGAGCCGGCGCTCGTTGACCACAACGGAACGCTCGCGATGATTGGGACACCGGCGGCTCACTGCTCGGGTATTTTCTACGAGGCCACAACCGGGATTAGGCCGGAGTACTCAACCCACAGTTGGACCATTATGGAGAACCCGCACATTCCGCATGCCGAGGAATGGCTGGCCAAGAGGCGCAAGCAGAAGAAGTGGGCGGATGACAATCCCATCTATCTGCGCGAGTGGCGGGGCAAGTGGGTGCGCTCGGATGACTCACTGATTTATAAATATGGCGAAGAGAACTTAGTCGAGTCTATGCCGACCGATGAGTTTGACTTTGAGTATTGCCTGGGGATTGACCTTGGTTACGAGGATGCAACTGCCCTAGTGGTGGGGGCGTTCTGTCGAAACCTGCCTGACTTCTACATTGTCGACTCGTTTAAGAAGAGCCATATGCTGCCAGTGGATATTGCGGCGAAGATACGCGAGATGGACGCCACGTATAACTTTACGACAATGGTTGCCGATACCGGGGGCCTGGGTAAATCGATTGTCGAGGAGTTTAGAAAGCGCTATTCGCTGCCCCTGAAGGCCGCAGAAAAGCGCAACAAGGGCAGCTACATCGAACTATTGAACGATGATTTGGCAACCGGCAAAGTCAGGGTGCTCGACCAGAGCATACTCGCCGAATGGGATGTTTTACAGTGGGACGAAGACCGGCGCAAGGAAGATGCCCGGTTTGACAACCACCTTTCGGATGCCTGCTTGTATGCATGGCGCGAGAGTCGGCACTACACATTCCAAGAAGACGAAAGCTATATTCCTGAAGGCTTCTGCGAGGAAGAGTTCAAGATCATGCAGCGCATAGAGGGTAAGCTCTACAAGCCGGAGAAGCCGTGGTGGGAATCAGAATGGACGTTGAATTGATAATAGCCCTGGCGCAAGAGCATGGTCTCAAGCGCTTAAGGGTTGGCGATATAGAAGTGGAACTCTGGGAAAAGCCGCGCCAGCGCTATAGTCAGGCCGTGCCTGTGGGGGCTCTGGTGGATGAGAGCATCTCAGATGATGAAGAAGACCTTTTTTATTCAGTGGAGTGAATAAATGAAGCCGAACAAATACTGGTGGAATGATGGCGTAGACAAGCATGAGCTGGTCTTTGATACTGTTGAACAGATAGCAGAGAACCAGAATCAGCGCCCCAAAGACAACCTCAACCATGCCCGCCTTTATGGCAATGCGTATTTCTCCGATTTGCGCGGAGTTACGTCGGCGCCAAGAAACACCAGAAACCGGGTAACGCTCAACATCATCCAGTCGATGTGTGACACGGTAACAGCGCGAGTGGCTAAGGCAAAACCCATGGCAACCTACCTGACAACAGGTGGCAGTTGGGCCATGCAGCAAAAAGCCAAGCTCCTGACCAAGTTTACCGAAGGTCAGTTCTACCAAGCTGACGTGTACAAGGTTGCGCCCAAGGTCTTCTTGGATGCCTGCGTCTTCGGGACAGGCGTTATGAAGGTCTACGAGGAAGACTCTCAAATTAAGGTGGAGCGCGTCTTTCCAGACGAAATCATTGTCGACGACCTGGAGTCTCGCTATGCCGAACCGCGCCAGATGTTTCAGCAGAAGCTTGTGCCCAAAGATGTTCTGGTGGCGCTCTTTCCTGAAGCCAAGAAGCAAATCGAGGAGGCAAGCTCTCATGAGGACCGCGATACTGAATATTATTATGCTAGCGAGCAAGTTCTATGCATCGAGGCGTGGCACCTCCCGTCATCCAAGGGCTCGAACGATGGACGACATGTAATTGCCATCGATAACTTCACTCTTCTAGACGAAGAATGGGAGCGCGACACCTTTCCCTTCTGCTTTATTCGTTGGACCGAACGGTTACTCGGGTTTTGGGGTCAGGGATTGGCTGAGCAGCTCACTGGAATCCAGGTGGAGATAAACAAGCTCCTGCGGAACATCCAGGAGCAGATGCACCTAGCGACGCCTAAGGTTTTTGTCGAAGCGGGCTCTAAAATCTCCAAAGCACACATAAATAATGAGATTTGGGGAATAATCGAGTATGCGGGCACACCACCGACTTTTTACGTCCCAAAAACGGTTTCTGGGGAGATATTCAGTCATTTAGACCGCCTATTTAGCCGTGCATACGAAATTGCGGGCGTAAGCGTGCTCGCAGCGCAATCTAAGAAGCCTGCGGGGCTCGAATCGGGCGTTGCGCTTCGTGAATTCCAAGATATTGAGACTGAGCGCTTCATTATGGTCGCTAAAGAGTATGAAAACCTCTTTTTGGACGTTGCGGAGCACATGATTGACCTGGCGCGGGGCATTGCAGCTCGCGGAGACACCTATGACGTGCTGAGTCACGGTGATGAGAGCATTGAGAAGATAAATTGGAGCGAAATTGACCTGGAGAAGACGGAATATGCGATGAAGGTGTACCCAACGTCGCTACTTCCGACTACACCGGCTGCGAAGCTCCAGAAGGTCATCGAGATGCTTCAAGCAGGCATGCTGACCCAGCAAGAGTCCCGTGCGCTGCTGGATTACCCCGATCTAGAAGCCGTTAACCAGCTAGCGACTGCATCTCAGGAATTGTTCAACAAAATCATCGATGAGGCCATCAGCAAGGGCCGATACAACCCGCCGGAGCCATTCATGAACCTGGCGATGGGTGTGCAGATGGTTCAGTCGGCCTACCTAAAGGCCAAAATAGACAATGTGCCGGAGAAGCGCCTCGACCTTTTGCGGCGGTTCCTCCAAGACGCGGTGGCCATGCTCGCTTCCATGCAGCAGCAGGCAATGGCTCCGATGCCAGGACAACCCATGGAGCAAGATGTGGCGCAGCAGGGTGCTCGCCCCGGCGCTATGGCAGAACAAGAAATGGCCCAGGAGCAGATAGCCGCTCCAATGCCGACATAGGAGATTTGAATGGAAGAGCAGCAAGAAGCACCACCGGCCGAAGTCGTTGAAGAGGCCGTTGAAGAGGCGGTGGCGGAAGCCGCCGAGGAGCAACCGGCGGCCGAAGAGAAGCCCGACTTCTCCCGGCAGTTTAGCGCCATTGCGCGACGTGAGCGCGAGCTTCGTCAGCGTGAATCTCGCATGAAAGAGATGGAGGCGCGGTTCAGCGAAGTGGAGGGATACCAGAACGAGTATTCTGGAATTCAGGACCTTGCTCGCAAGAATCCCTATGAGGCGATAAAAAAGTTGGGCATCGACTATGATGCCTTAACGCAGCAAGTCATTAATGAGGGCGAGCCTACGGCAGACCAGCAATTAAGGCTTGAGAACGAGGCTTTGCGGGCTCGGCTCGATAAGCTCGAAGGTGCTTACAACGAAGAGCACAAGCAGCGCGAGCAGGCCCAGGCGCAGGCCGCTCGGAACAAATTAATTGACAACGTGAGACAATTCGTTGACGATGGTGGTGACTACGAATTCATTCAGTCGAATGATGCTTACGGTCTCGTGGCGGAAGTGATGCAGCAGCACTACATCCGCACAAAAGAGATCATGGAGTATTCCGAGGCTGCAAAAATGGTCGAAGGCCATTTTGAATCCGAAGCTGAGCGATACCTAGGCAGCAAAAAGCTGCAAGACAAGTGGCGGGCCACTAGCCAAAAAGAGCCTGAACAAAAAGCGACTTCAGAAGCCGAACCAGCGAAATCATCACGGCCAAAAACACTTAGCAATGAAAACACTGCTAAGAAAACAGAACCGTCTAGCGGCGTCCTAGAGAGTAAAGAAAAGTCTCTAGAGAGGGCTGCCGCGTTAATTCGCTGGGAGTAATCCCGCGCACATTCTGGAGTTAAAAAATGGCTAGTCCACTCGACGTAGGAACCGTTACCGAGGCGCTAAAGGAGCACTACAAGCCCCTTCGCGTCCAGAACATGGTTTACAAAGACAATCCGCTTCTCGCTATGATGCCGAAATACACCAAGTTCGGTGGCGAGAATATGCCGATTCCTTTGCTCTATTCAAACCCGCAGCGCCGAAGTGCAACTTTTGCGACCGGTCAGGCTGAAACATCGACATCTACCCTAAAGCAATACGTGCTGACACGGGTAAAAGACTATTCTTTTGCAAGCATTACCGGCGAGTCCATCAAGGCGACTGAGCGAGATAGCGATGCTTTCTTGCGATATGCCACAATGGAAATTGACGGCGCTCTTCACTCACTGACTCGCTCTCTTGCTATTGCGATGTACCGCGACGGCTCAGGCTCTATCGGCACCCTGGGTTCTGACCCCGGCACTGGCGCAGCGGTTCTTACTCTTAGCAATGCTGAAGACATTACTAATTTTGAAGTCGGCATGAGCCTAAACGTTGCATCTAGTGCTACAGGTGCAATTCGCGGAAACTTCACGACCTCTGGAAACACTGGTGTTATTTCGGCGATTGACCGTGGTGCAGGCACTATTACCTTAACCGTCAACACGCACGCTGATGTTGCTAGTGGTGACCACCTTTTTCAAAAAGGCGATGCTCAGAATGGCGGCTCCAGCGCCTTAAAGGTGACGGGTCTTGAAGGCTGGTGTCCGGCATCGGCTCCGGGAGCAACTGCGTTCTTCGGCGTTGACCGAACCGCAGATGTTACCCGTCTCGGGGGTAATCGCTTCGATGGCTCGGCCCTTCCAATTGAGGAAGCGCTTATCGGCGGAGCGGCTCGGGTTGCTCGCGAGGGCGGTCGTCCAGATGTCTGTTTTGTTGATTTTGCAACTTTCTCAAACCTTGAGAAAGCCCTCGGCTCTAAGGTCGTTTACGACGAAGCCAAGGCCCGTGACGTAGATATTGGCTTTGCCGCCATCTCTCTTCGTGGACCACGCGGAACAATCAAGATTATTCCTGACCAAAACTGTCAGCCCGATGTCGCCTGGATGCTCCAGCTCGACACTTGGAGCCTGAACACTCTTGGTGAGGCGCCAATGTTCTTGGACCTTGATAATAACCGCATGCTTCGCGAAAGTGCGGCAGACGCTTACGAGGTACGCCTGGGTTACTACGGCAACGTCGCTTGCAATGCGCCGGGATACAACTGTCGCGTAGCATTGGCATAATTCAGGCTCAGGAAGGAGATTGAGTTATGGCGAATCGTGATTTTAAGCCTGTGAAGGCACTTGAGCGTGAGGTTGTTATTCTCGGTGGGCGCATTGCGTTCACCAACGGAACAATGACAGGAGTATCTGAGGGCACTGGCTTTACATGCTCCAATGTTAGCTCTGGTGTTTTCACCATCACGCTGGATGACAAATACAGCGATCTTTTGTTTACTTACGCCCATGCAATCGGCACGGGCGGGCCAGAGACGTATATTGAGCTAACAGCCCATGACGTATCTAGCGCAAAAACATTGTCGTTTGTCATTAATGACCACAGCGACAACGATGTTCGGGGAGACTCGGATGTTGACCAGGAAATTCAATTCGTTGCGTTTCTAAAGAACAGCAGCGTAACCTAAGGAGCCTAAAATGCCCGACCCAGGAAACCTGGCGGTCATGATCCTCGACAAAGCCAAGGAGTCATCCGAAGGCAAAGACGAGGGTGAAGGCTACGCAAAGATGGCCCGAAAGGAAGCAGGTGATGCTTTCCTCAAGGCCATCGCAGATGGCGATGGAGAGAGGGTGGCGCAAGCGCTACAGGATCTTCACGACATTAGTATGAATTAATTGGACGGGGGCGAAAGCCCCCGGTCCTTTATCGGAGGGCTGGATGCCGAATAACACTACCACCCTCGCCCAGCTCATCACCCGTGTAAGACAGCGGGCCGATATGGTGGGGTCCGCCTTCGTCTCAGACTCAGAGATTGTTGACTATATCAACGTCGCTATGGCGGAGATTCACGATCTACTTGTGGATAAGTACGAAGACTACTACGTCTCGACAACAACCTATACCCTTCCAGGGGGGAACCCAGGAACGCTACCAGCGACGTTCTACAAGGCACTGGGCGTTGATTTCGACTCGGGCGGGGTCTCATACCGCTTGAAGCGTTACAGCTTTCAAGAGCGAAATATGTACAACTCGCCTGGGGCGGTGGCGGCAAGAATCGCAGATACGCGCTACGCCATCCAGGGCAATCAAATTAAGTTTATCCCCGACCCGACAACATCGGGAACGGTGACTCTTCATTATGTGCCAGAGGCGCAGAGATTTAGCTCTGGCTCCACGAGCGCCACCATTGTCAGCCTGGCCCCTGCCATAGCCAATGGTTACGAAGAGTATGTGGTGGTCGATGCGGCCATTAAATGCTTGCTCAAAGAAGAGTCTGATGTCCAGCCCCACATGGTCTACAAAGAGCAGCTTCGGAAGCGGCTTGAAGCGGCAGCGGGCAATAGAGATGCTGGGGAATCCTACAAGATTAGCGACGTTAACACTGGCGTCTATCTCGAAGACTACGTTAACTATCGGGGCTTCTGATGGTCGAGTTTGAGAGATATAGAAGCGACAACTACGAGCTTAATCGAGTCCAAGACAAGATTGAGGACTTTGCGCGTGGCGTGCAGCTTGGCGGGATTATTGATGGGCGGCTTATTGCCAACATTGACCTAGTGGCGAACAAGACTTACCAGGTCTACCATGGCCTTGGTCGAAGGTATAAGGGCTATGTGGTTGTCTCTTCAACAGCCGCGAATGTCGTTATCGTCAAAGAGGGCGAGAACAACAGCCCGGACAAATACATCCCTGTTCAGTCTGCCGCGAACTCAACCGTTAGCTTGTGGGTGTTTTAATGCCATTAGAAAAGAAAGAAATATCCTTTCCGTTTCTTAAGGGCATGGACGAGAAAACGTCGGATGCTACTCGTGCGCCAGACTCTCTCTCTGACTGCCTCAATGGCGTGTTCGATAAAGCGGGCCGCATCAAAAAACGAGGTGGCTACGTTGCTGCCGACAAGATCATAGCCAACACAACTACGAGCCGAATAGCCAAGGGCGCTGCTGTGTCTCAGTACAAGGATGAGACCCTCATTCTTGACGGCACGAAGATGTACACCAAGCTTAGCAATGCGGAGTACCTATCGAAGGGGACTTATGTGCCCTGCACCTTTAAGAACGAGTTCAAGCGCCGAGACCCATCGAAGAAGCAGAGCAATGCGCAGATGGCGGAGCACCGGGGCGTTCGGGTTTACACCTGGATGGAGTACGGGCATGACCAGGCGGGGGAGGTTAGGGTTGTCGCTGCAATAGAGGATGTTGCGACTGGGACATCCCTGCGCGACGACATTGTTTTAGATACGTCTCGTTTTAGGACAGCCGGAAACGGCAGGCTTTACGCCACCCCAAAGCCATACGCCATTAAAGGCACGGATGATGACAACATATGGATTATGTTTGTTGCAAATGCGGGAGTCCCGGCCACAGACGCAATTATTGAGGGCGGTTCAGGGTATTCTACGGCAACCGGGGTGGCCACGTTTGGGGGAACCGGAACAGGCTGCACAATAGACATTGATACTGTTGCAGCGGGCAGAATAACAGCACTTTCATACAACAATGCGGGTACAGGGTATACTGTCGGGGATATTTTGCGCGTTGCCGGTGGAGGCAATAACGCAAGGTTTCGGGTTGATTCCGTTGGGTCGTCTCGAATAAAAATCTCAAAAGTAGACTGCACAAGCGTTGAGACAGCGGCAGCATATGCCGGAGCACTGACAACACTCGAAGACCCATCCGGCAACGAAATTGAGGTAAGCAGTGTAACTCCGCAATTTGCAGCAGATTCTTTGCATAATGAAACATATGAAGACAACGCCGTTATTGCCTATTCGGACGCAAGCGGGAGTTACTCTTACACTATTCGGGCAATAACGATCGCCAGTGGAGTAATGCAGGCGGTTGCAGACGCTAATTCTTACCGAATTTCAACAACTGGTTTCTGGAACCCCTTCGTCGACTCCTCTTCCGCTCGCGGAAGTACGGGGACAAATGTTGTTGGGGGCATTATGCTCAAAGCCCTAAATGACGGGTCGTCGAGCGCATCGGATTACAACATCATTTTTGGAGCGACCTTTAACAACTCGGGCGCACCAGAAGTAAAGCTGTACAACATTAGAGACGATTTTGGGGCCGCCATCACGTATGGCGCCTTAACCACCGGGCCCAACCCCCTTTGCAATGCGGGACTTCATCTTCTCAGCGGGACAGCCGGAACCTTTACGAATGGCGGACATCCATATGTGGCCCTAGAGCTTTACGCGGAAGGGCAACAGGGGCACCCGTCGGGCGCCACGACATATGAGAACAACGGGGTAGTGCCTCCTCACTTCGTGGCAACTTACTACCTAACAAGAGCGGCAGACAACAGCCCAAACTCCACAAGGGTCCACGTAGCCCACAACGCAAGCATTCTGTCAGACATGTTTAGGCACGCGGCTACCGCAGAAACCGGCCTTTACTATGTACTGGCGCACGTAAACGACAACAGCCTTACGTCAACCGATGTTAGCGACTATGGCCTATCTAACAACCTGGCCCTTATGCGACACATTGACAACTCAGGAACGAGAACCAATGAGTTTGTGGGTGCGGTAAAAACAGGGCAAGTCGCAAATTGCTTAACGTCTGAATATTCGCAATGTGATCCATTAGCCACGGCGATCTCTCACGAAACAACAGGGACCATCAACCCTACGTCCAGTGCACTGGTGACGGTTTTGGACATGGGACCGATTCAGGTAGGGTGGGCCGTCTATGGGGATGGCGTAGCTGCATCAACAACAGTTTCCGCTATTAACTCAGCAACAACGTTAACAATGAGCAATAACGCCGTGGTCCCAACAAATGGTGGGCCGCTGGCCGGAGCATCGCTTACATTTGTAGATGAATCCAATGCCCTCTACAGCACGTCCCCGATGGTCTATGGTGTTCAAAGGGTAACATCGACAGATTCTGGAGAGCGGTTCCTTTTTGGTGCGGCTCGATTTGCTGGATACTCGACGTCAAAGACTGGCGAGTATTCAGGGCCTGAAACCTCTGGCAACTCGTTTGGCGTATCCTTGGTAGAGGTCAATTTTGACCCGGCTCGCCCTCTTGCTTCGCTGGATTCAGATGGAACGTGGGTAGGCACCGGCGGATACTTGCACGGTTACGATGGGAGCAATATTTTTGAAGTTGGTTTTGCAACATACCCATCGATTGCAAGGCTCCATCAACTGCATGACGACCTAAACAACAACGGCGGCCTTAGCGCGGGAACTTACAAGTACAAGGTCGTTTATGAGTGGACAGACGCAAACGGAAACATCCATCGATCTGCGCCATCGGGATTTGCGGAGATAACAACAACAGAGGCCTCTTCTGGAAGACGAGGCACGGTTGTTGTTTCAATCTACATACCGAACTTTACGCGAAAGATCGGGATTAGGGCTATTGTTTATCGAAACAATGATGGGGGCTCTATTTTCTACAAGGCAGGGTCCGTGCCTGTTCCTGAGCCGTCAAGTGCGTCAAGGCGAACGGTCAACTTTATAGACTGGCCGAGGGGAACATCGGCAATTACAACCCAAGACGACATTATCTACAGAGACCCAATTTATACTGCGGACGGTGAACTCGCGAATGGCTTCTTTGGCTCGTGCACTGATTTGACACGACACAGAAACAAGGCGTTTGCGGTTGGGGCGGACGACAACGTTTACTTCTCAAAGCCAATTGTTGACGGAGCGGAGCTTCAGTTTCCTGATGAGTTTGTTTTGAGAATCCCTGGGGACTCGTCTGTCACAACTGGCGTTGAAAGCAACCTAGACCATCTTCTTATCTTCACAGAAGATAATGCCCACTTTGTGTCAGGCCCAGGGCCAGATGCGTTTGGCGCGGGCATGTTCGCGCCCCCAAGAATATTTGGAACCAACCAAGGAGCGCGAGCTGGGTCGGCACATGTTCAGACTCCACTAGGTGTCTTCTATCAGACTCTGCGGGGCATCTACCTTGTTCAGCGAGACATGAGCATCAAATACATTGGCGCTCAGGTAGAAGACCAGGTGGATAACTTGGTCATCAGCATGCTTTGCCACGACCCGACAAATGAAGTCCGGTTTATGATCAAGGATACGACAGCGAGCAGCAGCGATGTGGCGCTAACGTACAATTACTACTTCGGCCAATGGAGCAGGTCGGAAATGGTTTACACCTCGTCGGAGTACCAGGTTGGGGAAATATATGACGGAACCTATTTTCAAAAATTGTCGGGAACAGGTTTTCTTTTAAAGCAGGACAATACTGTTTTTACGGACACCTATAGAGTACACGCCTCTCCCACATCCACGGCAACAAGGAACTACAACTTAGAGCTTCGAACAGCTTTTATTGCCCCTAGTGGACTATTGTCGTTTGACCGAGTGTACCGGGGGATGGTGCTTGGCGAGTATATTTCGGCTCACACTATACGGTTGAATTTTTACACCGACTATATGGACACCGTGGCTGTGTCGACGGGAAGCAAAGAACTCTCTACCGCTCCAGCAGGAGAGTATGAGCCTGTTGCCGGGTACGTTAATCACCCTCTTTATTTGTTCAGGGCACACATGACGCAGCAGAAGTGTAGGGCTATTCAGGCCGAGATAAAGCTCATATCCGGCGCAGGGGTCGCTACAGCGCCCGCGTATCTTGACGGCATTGCGTTCGAAGTCGGTGTCCGACCTAAGAAGTCAGCGCTCAAAACCATAGCGGATAGGACGATATAATGGCAGGTGAAGGTATAGCGGCGCAGCAGATGCTTCAGCAGCAAGCAGCTCTAGAGCAGCGCAATGCAGCAATGCAGAACATGATGAAGCAGCAAGCTGCATCACAGATTATGCGTCAAATTGCCACAAGTGAAGTTCAGCGGTCTATGGCCCTAGACAGGCAGCGCGGGCAAGCGCTTCAATCAGGGGCAGACCGCCAGGCGCGTCGAGATGTTGGGCAGTCTAGGATGGAGATGCAGAAAGACCTCGAAGAGAAGCAAAAGCTGCTTGGCTTAATTGGCGGAGCAGCGGAAGCTGCGGGGGCTCTGGGCGGTTATCTTCAGTCGCAAAACGCTTTAGAGGAAGCTCAATTTCAAGGGCGAATGGAAGCAGCCGCTCTTGACCCAGAGGTTGATGATTTTTCTCAGTTTAACCCAGAAGATGTTGCGGCCCTTCAGGCGATGTCAAAAGCGCAAACACGGGCGGATGCTGACGCCATGGTGTTTGATGAAGCCGAGCTTGCTGGGGTTATGGGCGACCCGGAGGTTGTTGGTCGAGGCCAAGAGTTGGCAATGAGACAGCAGAGCCTTGAGGATCTTACAGGGGCAGCAAAGGGCGCAATGTCAAGACCATCTGCTCAGCTAGATCAGCTTTATTCTGACGCGGCAAGAGAGCAGCGACAACAGGATTTGCAATTTGCGAATGACCCAGATTCTCGACGAATGCGCCGAGCCACCCACACGCCACAGCTTGATGCTATGCCGACAGAGGCGGAAATGAATCCTGAAGACCTGGCAGCCCTTAAAGAGTTGGGTGCCGCGTCTCAAATGCCTCTTCAGGAAGATCCGTCAGTAAACATCGGCGAAGAAATAACGGGCGAGGTTGGAAGAGTCGAATCCCTCATGGATACAATCCAAGCAGCAAAAGAGGCAATGGGCCGCCCCTCTGGGAGGTTAGACGAGCTTCGATCGGATGCAGCAAGAGAGCGCAGGCAGCAAGATTTACAATTCGCGAACGATCCAGATTCAAGAAGAATGCGAAGAGCTGTTAATAGGCCCCAGATTGACACAATGGTGACCCCGTCCCAAATGAACCCATCCGACCTTGGTGAGTTGATGGAGCTTGGTACGGCGAACCAGGTCCCGATGGAGTTTGATGAGAGGGATGTCGCCCAAACAGCAGCTCAACTCGAACAATTACAAGTTCTTCGTGAAGCGGGCGAATTGCCCCAGTCCTACTATCTTGACCAACTATACAGAGAGAGAGACCGTGAGCGGAGAATGGCCATCATGAAGGCTTTGGCAGACATGAGACGGCTTGATCCGAGAGTTACTCCAGTTGAGGGAGGCCGGTAATGGCGGATAGTTACTACAGCGACCTTGAAGAGCAGGAATCTCAGGACGCGCAAAAGCAAAGATCTAGAGGCGGCCCCGCTGAATTTCTGCAAGGAAGAGCAAGCGCGGAAAAAGCTTACGGTGATATGTTTAGCGAAGGGGATATCGCTGGAGCAACAAAGAGGGCTTATGCTGATTCTTTAGACGGCGGCGGAATGTTTCGAACTGAAGACATCGAAGCCCAGCTCCGGTCTCAGTACGGCCTTGAAGGCGACAAGTTGTTTGATTACGCCACCAGGCTCTCCGATGTTGCCCAGGGAAGAACAAAGACTGCGGGGCAGGTCAGGGCAGAGAGGGCGCTTGAAATTCTCACCGGGGCGCAAAGGGGCAGGGCACGGTCTCAAACGGGCTTCGACACAGCAACAGCCCTTCGCCAAGGGGCTCGTGCGGCGCAGCAAGCAGAGGCAACAGGCGAAGAGCAGATTGGTGCTGCCGCTGAATTAGCGCAGCAGCAAGCATCTGCGGACTTAGAGCAACTCTTGATAGCGGGCGAACAGCGAGCACAAGACAAATCTTTTGCCATGGCTCAGCTTCAGCAACAGCAGCAAGCGGCAGAGGGGGCTATGTTTGGAAACGTTCTTAGTGGTATTCTTGGTGCGGTTGGGGCTATTGCCGGAGGCTCTTTAGGGGGTCCGGCGGGCGCTGCGGCGGGAGCCCAAGGAGGAAGCGCCCTCGGCCAGGGCATTGGCCGGTGGATGGCTTAGGAGAGAGATATGGCGGATGCATACAAGCAAGCGATGATGCAAGAATACAGCAAAAGAAGGGCCAGCCTTGAGCCCGTTTTTGCGGCAGTGGAGGATGCAAGTGACCGACGCGAGCAATTGGCCAGCAAAGACCCGCTTGTAAAGCTTTCCGCAATGGCAGGAAGCCCGGCATTCAGGGCTCAGGCGATGTCGTACGCAAAGCAATACCCGGAGAGGGCTGCGGAGTTTAGAGAGCTAGCCTCTTTAGGCCATGTCCCGTCCGGCATTGGCAGGATGAGCGTGGAGACGGAAGAGGGTCTTCAGCAGTCAATGGAAAGAGAGATAGACCAAGAGCAGCTAATGTCTGTTGAGCCAGAGCAGGCCGAGACAAGCGAAGCCCCCCAGGTGGCAAGCTCGCCATTCGCAGATGCGGCCGGGCAGGAAAGAGAGCTGACTCTTTACGAGGAAACCCGTCAAACCCTTGATGACTTGAAAAGCCAGATAGAGCAATCGTCGGGCAGGCAAAAAAAGGTTCTTGAAGGGTATGCTGAAAAGCTTGAGGCGCAAGCCAATCAAGTGGCCGCTGTTCAGCAAGAAGAGGCCGAGAGAGCCGACAGAAGAACTCGCGCTTTAGAGCTTATGAATCAACGCCATGACGAGGCGGTTGCAAGAGCAAATGATGAGATTCGAAACGCAGAGCGCATGGTTACAAGTCACGAGATTGACCCTAACAGGGCGTTTAAAACGACGGGCTCCCGCGTGGCTTCAGCGATTGCCATTGCGATGAGCGCTCTTGGGCAGGGCATGTCTGGCCGAACTGGCCCAAACACCGCGTATAGGATTATCAATGACGCAATCAATCGAGACATTGATCTTCAGAAAGAGGAGCTTCGAACTCGTAAGGATGTGTTGCGAAATAAGAACAACCTCTACGCCAATATGATGTCTCGTTTTGGGCATGAAAGATCTGCTGAAATTGCAACACACCAAGCAGGGCTTGCGGCAGCAAAGCAGAAGGTACTAGCGCTACAGGCAGCGCATAAAGGGCAAAACGCTCAGGCTGCTGTTTCCGAGGTTTTAGGAAAGATAGAGGCTGATCAAATCAGCAACACAGAAAAGCTCGGAAAGATCCAAGGGAGCCTTGCTCTCCAAGAATCAAGGGCAGCAAGAACAGGAAGGGGTGCAAGCGGAAATGAGGGCACCATTGCATCCGCGCTGGCAAAGTTAGACAAGCTTCCAGAGACGTTTAAGAAGGTCGGAAGAATTGAAGGCGCTATTGCGTCAACGCTTTCCGGCTTTGGCCTTGGAGGGCTATTGGCCATGATTCCGGGTACTCGTGATGCGGAATTTTACGAAGATGCCAGGAACCTTATCGCAAAAGAAATTACCAGAGCGTTTGACGGTGGCCGACCAACCGATAAAGATTTTGCAATTATCTTGGCCCGACTACCTACGTCCATCGAAGGAAAAGAACGAGGCGTTGAAAAGATAGCAAACCTTCGAAAGTTTCTTACGGCAGAAGCAGGCCCTAGCGGAAGGTTTAAGCCAGGGGAACTAGAGGCTAAATGGGGAAAAACCCTAACAGCAGAGCAGCTTGCGGTCGGAAAAGAGGTAGAAGGCCTTGCTGGCAAAGAAGACTGGGAATTTTTTACGCCTGAAGGCGGCAAAAAAAAAAGACCTAGAATAGTCAAGCACGAAGGAAAGCTGTCTAGCCAAGATATTGTTAGCCCATTAGGTGCCGGATTTGACATTAGCTCACATTACGGAATGAGAGATCACCCAATAACGGGAGGAAGAAAGATGCACAAAGGAACTGATTTTGCTGCACCAAAAAACACCCCCGTTCTCTCCATGCTTGACGGAACTGTTACTTACGCGGGAAACCAGGGGGGCAAGACAGGGTACGTTGTAAAGATTAAAGATGAATCGGGCAGAGAGACTAAATTCTTTCACCTAAACCCTGGAAGCTTAAAGGTCAAAAAAGGACAAAAGGTAAAGGCGGGGCAGCACGTCGCAGGTGTTGGAAACACCGGGGGCTCAACAGGCTATCACCTACATGCGGAATTACTCATCGGGGGCAAGCATGTTGATCTTGCCGATTATCTTGGAGGCGCGTAGCAATGCCAAAGCTCTACGATAGGCAAGCCAACGAGTGGCGAGACATAGCCGACCACCTTGTGGAGGATGCCTACAAGAGCGGGCGATTTCTCTTTAAGAAAGGCGCAGAGGTTAATGTCCAGTTGCCTGATGGGCGTTACGGGACAGTACCGGCAGAACACCTTGGCGATGTCTTGCAGGCAGGCGGAGCTTACGACCTAGCAGTAGACAGACAAGAGCGCATTGAGCAAGCCGAGTATGGCGAAGATCGCGGAATCGAAGCTCTTCTATTAGCCGCCGGAAGGGGCTTAACGTTCGGCCTCTCCGACGTGGCTGCTGAGAAGTTCGGTGATTACTCAGAAGAAGAGCTTCGTAAGCTCGAAGAATACAATCCCACTATTAGTGCCGTTGGTGAAATTGGCGGGGCTGTACTGCCTGCTTTTTTCACTGGCGGCACTTCCACTGCTGCACAAATTCTCTCCAAGGGCACTCTTGCGGGGCAAGCGGCCCGCGCAGGCATTGCTACCGAGAAAGCAGTCGCTGGCGCCATTGGTCTAGACAAGGCCACATCTGTTGCCGACAAGATGCTCAAGGGCGGAGCTTCTCTTGGCGCAGCCGCAGGTATAGAGGGTGTTCTCTTCGGCGCGGGCGAAACCATTTCTGAGGAGTTGCTAGGCAGAACAGACAGAACAGCGGAGCAGATGCTGGCCAACATCGGCAGCGTTGGCCTCCTGTCGGGCGGCATCGGAACCGCCCTTGGCGCTGGCCCAGGGGCGCTTACTAAGGCCTTCCAGGCATTCCATGGCAACAGGTTCTCCAAGGGGCTTGGCGACAAGGTGGCTCAGTTCTCTGACGACCTGACTGCGGCGATGACCAGTGGCGACAGGGCGACGATTGCCAAGTTTAGAGACCCGGAGTTTTTGGATAGGTTTATTGACTTCGGAAGCGTCAAGGACAAGACACGCTCCGAAACAGAGTCTTTTGTAAACAACTTTATAGCCAACCTTGAAGAAGCAACCAAAATGGCTTCTGGCTCAAAAAAGGTTGAATCTATAAGTAAGCTAGTTTCTTCCGAGAATCCCCTTTTAACCATCAGTGAATCCGTAAACTCACTAGGGGCTGTTAAGAGTGGGCTTGAAAGAATGAAAAAAGACCCGGTGGCTTACGGCACCACCAGGGAGCAGGTGGGGCCGCTGATAGAAGCCGTCGATTTGCAAATTCAAAAAATGGGCAAAGCCATCGAGACCCATTTAAAAGACTCGGGGCAACTCCCAAAAGGAGGAAGGGTCGTTTTTAAAGACGGGTCGTTTCATATCAACACGAAAAAGACGACCCCTGGGCTAAAGTCAGCAGAGGAGGATATAGACACTCCCCTTGGAGACCTCCCTGAAAAAGACAGGCTCGCGAGAGCGGCGGATGCAAGAAGAGCCTTTGATGAAGATCGCGAATTTACTCCCCAGCAGGCAGAATTTGAGATTGGAGCAAGAAAGCAAAGCATTGATGAGATTGAGTACGAACTGGAAGATCTTACAGCGCGACAAGGGGAGCTTTCCGAGAGTGCGCAAGAAGAAATCGACGCCATAAAGGCAGCGAAAGAGGCAGGGGAACTCACAGACAGCGAGGCCGCCGAGTATATTGGTGAGGTGACCGATCCGGTTAATTACCAGAAAGAACTGATACTCAACCGCATGGAAGAACTAGGGGCTGCCCGTGCGGAACGCCTAGAAGAGATAGCGTACATTGATAACGTAATGAGGGAGGCCCCGCCCGAAGTGGCCGCCATCCCCACCGACTGGGGCAAGCTGCCCGTCACCATCTTCAACCAGATTGACGAGTTTAAAAAAGTTTTAGGAACGTATGCGTACAAGCGCAGACCAGACGAAAAAGTTAGCTTTAACGCATCGAAGGCGATGAAGGAGCTTTACGATCGCCTAAAGGTCACGCTGGAAAAGGACAGTCTTTTTGGGGCAGGGGCAGCCGCGCAGAAAGAAGTCAACGCGCCCTACCATAGGCTTCTTGAGTCTTCTCCAAATTTTCTAAAAAAGTTCGGCAAAAAAGACCTGCATGGCAACTGGGTGGCAGACCCCAGGAAAATTGAAACTTTCATTAAAAGATCTGACCAATTCAACGAGGCTGACTCCCTCAATAAACAGTTCTTCGAAGGCACGATTAGCGACTTTCAGGAATTCACGAAAGCAGCTCAAAAGCATTATGGCGACAAGTTTGAAAAGTTTGCCACCGGAACCCAAGCCATCAACAAGCAATGGGCCGACTTCGGAGAACTTCTCGCAGCACAGAAAGAACTCCGGCACCTATCTCAGGCCAACGATAGCTCCATGTCCCTGCTTGCTGGTGGCGCCGCTTACGCCATAGGTGGCATACCAGGCGCTGTTGTGGCTGCCGCAGCTAACGACATCATCCGGCCCGGAAACGCCATCAGACGGCGCATGGTAATCCACAACATGAAGTCTATGATGACCAAGCG